ACCGCAGCCTTGATGCCTGTGGCAGTTGTGATTTGCTCTATGGTATCACCCAAGCCGCTTGGCTTCTTTGTACGCTTGGTAGGTGTCTTGGCAGTCTTCTTGGATTCGCTCTCTTGCATTTTTTAGTGTATTGAAAATTGAACGTGCTGATATTTTTGTTTCATCCGCTAAAGTACGGATGCTCATATCTGTGTTGTGGTATAAGGCAAATATCTTTTTATCGTACCAATGCCAATCGGTTTGTGTTGACCATACCCTATCATAAAGGGCTATGAGTTGAACTTCTGCATCTTCGTTAGTATCTTCAAAGATAAACTCCTCAAGGATGTCCACGTCTACAAATTCAAATCTTGCTCGTTGGCGCATCAGGGTGGCATACATATTTCGCAGGGTGACGTACACGAAGAAGGTATTCACCTCCGTCTCGTTGTACATTATCTTCTCCGCATCATCCACATATTTGTACAACCTAACGTACATTTCTTGCGTAAGCTCTTGGGCAAGGTCATCGCTTGCGCCAAAGCTCTTGCACATCCGAATCCAATCGGTCTGCCGCTTTGCTAATACTGCGAGGAGTCCCAAGTGATTTCTACGATTATCACAAACAGGGCAAACTGAACGGTGTGCATAACAATATCTTCTTCAAGGTAGTCGGTCTTTGACCAATTAGCCCCAACTACAAGCCCATAGATTGGGTAAAGTCCTACGTTAAAATTCATCAAATGTGCGTTTAAGAGTTAGATACAATTCCTTGTATTTAGATAACTCCGCTACCACCTCATTGAGTTTATTTAGTTCCTGCTCCAACGCTTCAAAGTCGGGCTTGTCAATCATTGCCATCGGGTTCTCTTCAAGAACGCAGCAGGCTACCTTGTAGTAGTGCTGATAGTCCCCGTAGATAAGGCGGTCTTTGTGCATCCTTACGGCATACGCCACCGAGCTATGGTCTTTGTCTATGGCCTCACCGAGTTCGTGGAGCGTGGCGTGGTTTCGGAATGCTGATACGAATGCTGCTCTTGCGGTGGATTCTTTATGCGCACGGCTTCCATTGTCTTGAAACCCAAGACGGGCGAAGTATTGCTCTTTACTTACTTTTAATTGGCGTAGTTCAAATGGTCTCATTTGCATTTGCAGTGTTTAGCTCTGCCCTCGTTGTAATTGGTTAATATCTTGGTCATTGGCATAGTGTAGTGCTTGTGGTCTGAAAGTCTCTTAAACTTCATCTCACTCGCCCATTCCACTAAATTGTCATCTTTGTCTTGTACTATGGTGTAGTCCACCACGAGGTAGTCCACCCCATCTACTGCAAAGCATTCGTACTTCTGAAAGGGGGAGAATATCTGCCTCATAGATTGTCCTCTATTATCCCTTGCAGTCTTTGTATCTCGTAGTGCATCTGCTCGCTATCAACTCGCAGCTTGGCGTTGGCAAGGTACATCTCGTTCATCTTACCTTCGGTGAATTGTCGGTAGTCAATAAACTGCTGAAGAAGTAGGTCTGCGTAATGGCAAGACATAACGTGGTGCAGAATGTCATCTTGTACTTCCCTGCCTTTTGCTTTGTCTGCTGCTTGCTTTGCCAACCACATCGCAGTACCTGCAAGCATCAACTGCTTCTCCCGAATGTAGAGGTCGTGGCTATCGTCAGAAGGGTACATCGCTCGCAGGTGTTTCATCTAATTTAATCGGCAGCAAGTTACGTCCATTTATCACAAACCCTACGTTACCTAATACGCTTTGCAATATCAACGGAGTTTCAAGGGGCGTAATGCGCCCACCCGATTCCATCTCTTTAACCTTCCGAACGTGGATGTGCGTGTATATCCAATCGGTCTCGTGAGCAGCGAATCGGTGAATTACAATTACGCAGTCGCTGCGGTTGCCCCACTTGCCCCCTCCTTCAATGTCTGATGTGTTGGGCGGCATAGCCATCCCCTCGTATTTGTGGCCTTTGTAGAATGTCTTACGCATTGCCTCCGTTACGGGGTGAGCGTTTACGATTGTCGTGACGTTGTTCTGATGCGCAAACACACGAAGCGCAGAGGCCACCTCGTAGTGATATTCGTGCATCCCTGTCTTGCCTAATTTCTTTTGGTCGGTACTTAAAGAATTGTAGGGGTCTATCAAAGCACCTGTGTAGTTCCATTCGTTCTTAATTGAGTTCATTATCTCAAGAAGTTCAAATGCGGTGAATAGCCTGTTGCCGTCTATAAATTGGAAGTACTCGTTGATGAAGTCCAACTTGCGGTACATTATCCCCTCATCAATTCCTTGAATCGGTTTGCAGACAAGGAACTCAATCAGCTTGCGCTTGAGGCTTGGCACTTCGTTCTCTGCGGAGTAGATAAGCCACTTCTTGCCGAAGTTGTACGACTGCAAAAGCATTAGGTAAAGCAGGGTGTGGGTCTTGCCCACGTTAGCGTGGCCTACTACAACCACGAACTCACCTTCTTTGAGGCGCAGGTATTGGTCTACTTCATAGACACCGAGCTTACCTGTGTCATAGTACTTGCCCTTAAGGGCGCGTTGAAGGTATGGTAACGAAGATTCGTTAGATAGTAGGTCGGGATGTATCATTATTTCTGATTGGTACGGCTAAAATAAACAAAAATTTTAATTAAGAAAAAAAAAACCTCCCCGAAGGGAGGCTTTACGCAACGGCCTATTTAAAACCAATCAGAAAGGGTCGTTGCGATTTGCGAAATGCTCGGTATGTGATGCGGGGGCAGCACTCTGCCCTGTCATCCAAGCGTTAAAGGTCTCTGCGTTGGCAAGGATGGTGTTGACATCGTGTTGCGCTGCACAAGCGTACTCAACCGCAGACTTCAAAGCAACCTGTCGGATGATTGAAAGTGAGCGGTCATCGTTATTTTTAGGCGCAGATGGGGCTGATTGGTTATAGCCTCCACCGCCAAAAGCATTGGCTCGTTGGATTTTCACCGTGCCTTTCTCGTTCTTGGTGTACTCCACGTCTTCGCCTACGGCATAAGGTGGGGTCTGTGATTTAGCAAAGGCAGTACCGAAGTCTCCATTATCGAAGCGAACTTCGAGTTTGAATAAATCTTGCCATTGGCCTGTGGGTGTGATTGAAATAATTTTTGACATAATAGATTGGTTTTAGATAAATAGAATTGATTGCTGCTCCAAAACCTCAATACGAGCTTCAAGCTCTTGTACCTTGTTTTGTAGTGCTTGGATTTGTGCTTGTTGCACTTGCACCATTTCGGTGTAAACGTCTGAAGAAAAAGATAAAGTCATAACTGATTGGTTTAAGTTCCTTACAAAAATAAACAAAAATTATGAATTGACCAAAACTCCACTAAAAGTTATTTCTGCCGTGTCCTTCTCAATACTTTGGTCGTGTACCAACTTTAAGGAATGCACATACTTGCGGCTATCATCCTTTACGCCACCCCAAGTCTTAAATGTGTCAAGGGCAAACTTCACCGCCATAATAGCATTGTCAATATCGTATCGGTAGTTCACCTTGCAATAGATGTGTACGTCTTTTATCTCTTGCAGGTCATACTTCTCAAGCTGCGACATCACCTCCCTTGATACCAACTCCTTTGCCTTTACACGGGCAGTCCAATGCTTTGATGCATAGAAGGCGTTAAGGCTTGGAACCTTGCCCACGACAATCTTGTAGGTCAATTATCGGGTATCAGATAGCCGCATTGGATGGCGAAGTGCAGGTCTATCTTGGCAATCTCACCGAGTAACTCTTGTTCTTTGTACTTCGCCTGTTGGCGAGCTTGGTATGTGGCTTCGCAGTTAGACATTAGCGTAGCGCACTCCTCAAGGATAAAGTCTATCTTCCTGCGCTTGGCAGGGTTAGTATAATACTGCATACTTTCCTGTTGTTGTTTGGCTTCCTTCGCTTGCTGCTCGTTGCTCATCTTGGCGTTCTAATTCAAATTGTAGGTGAGCGATAGCCTTTCTGATGTCATCGCAGATAGGGTTGTGAGGTTTCTTGCCTGCTCGCATTATGTAAGTGAGGGCAGTTCCAAGATTGTAATTATCAGGTTGGAAGTCCATCACCACATCCTTCGCCTCTATCTTCAACGTCTTGCCGATGTAGTACTTTGGTGTCATTTGCCAAAGGTACATCATCCCAATAAATAAAAATTTGGTCGTTCATAGAATTATTTATTAACAAAATTTGCGTATGTCAATTTTATTTTGTTTTTTTTACAAGTTAATTAGTTAACTTACTTAATCAACTCTTAAGTTAACTTAAGTTAGTAATTAGTCAACTTATAACTTAACTAACAACTGAAATCAACTAAACAAGGAATTTGCGTTCTAACGCATCCAAATACCTCAAGGTAGGCAATCCCCCATCTTTTGCATTTAAACGCAACAGAAGCCAAATAAACCTACTCTACGAGCTTATCTATCCACTTCTTGATGAAGTACGCAGCGACAAGGATAAGCCCAAGCATAACTG